GCTTATCAGTAGGGGACAAGATTCGACTAGATCTAGAGGTAGCTGTAAAAGACGCACAGAGCCTATTAGATCTAACAAAAAGTCTAAAAGATCTTGCTAAGACTTTTCGGTTCGTTAAAGACAAAGGAAAAGAACTAGCAGAAACAAACAAGCGGTTAAAAAAAGCTCAGGAGGATTTCAATAAGGTAATAAAAAGGGCTAAAGGACTTAAAAGTGCGCTAGTACAGCAAACAAAAATAGAAGTCCAAGCTACAAAAGAACTAGGTAGTGCATTCAAAAAACTACGGGTAGAAGAAGAAAAAGCCCACAAACTTGCCAAAGCAAAATTCAATCTGACGAGGCAACAGATCTCTGCAAATGTTGCTCTGATGAGGGCAACAAAAAATATACAAAAAGTCGAGAACAGAAGATTAACAACTGCTGCTACTCAAGCAGAGGTAGATAGAAAAAAGCTAAGACTAAACGCAGAAGAGCTTGCACAACTTGGTCTAAAAGCAACAGCTATAAGCAGAGAAATTGCAGCAAAAGAGCAACTAGCTCTGCAAAACGCTCTTCTAGGTGAGAAAGAGACAAGAAACATTAGGGCACAGGTTCTTGCTCTAAAAGCAAAGAACGCAGAGCTAGACAAACAAGCTCTGCGTAAAGCAAGAGCAGCAGCAGGACTCCCTGCAACAGATGGTGTGCCTAGCGCAGATAGAGTAAAGAAGTCCAGGGGCCAAGTAGACAAACTAAACAGATCGCTTAAAACAACTCAGTCTATGGGCAACAGGATCTCCTTTACCTTTAGGAGACTGTTCGGGATTCTGGCTGCTTTCACCATTGCCCGTAAACTCGTACAGGGATTTGTTGAGTCTGTAAAGGCAGCAATTAAATTCAATGCCCAGTTGGAGCAATCCATCTTGGGTATGGCTTCTCTTATTGTGTCGGCAGGTAGAATACACACAGCACTTGGACCCGCTGTTACAGAGGCTCAAAACCTAGCTCTTGCCACACAAGAAGCCAGAAAACAAATAGAACTATTACGATCAGACGCTCTTCAAACAGCAGCGTCTTTTGAAGATCTAATAGAAGCTTTCCAAATAGCCATTACCCCTGGTCTGCAAGCTGGGCTGGGCTTGAATGAGATTCGGGAACTGACGGTAAGGATCTCCCAAGCAGCAGCGGCTATTGCGCTACCTCAGAGACAACTTGCGGAAGAGATCAGGTCTTTGCTGCAAGGAACCATCCGAGTGCGGGACACGCGAATTGCGGTGTCCCTAGGCATCACCAACGACGATATCCGTCGAGCAAAAGAGCTTGGTGATCTAGGCGGGTTCCTTACTCGCAGGTTCAGGGCTTTCGCACTAGCAGGAAAACAAGCAGAGCAAAACCTTTCAATTCTGTTCACCAACACCAAAGACGCACTTCTGCTTCTCGCAGGTAGGGCTGGTGTGGATTTCTTTGACTCAGTTAAGGAAATACTCACAAGCATAAAAGACAGTGTTGTAGAGCTAAATAAAGTTACAGGGGAGATAGAACTTGACCCTGAAGCCATGGCAGTGGCAGATACTTTCTTCTCTGCGCTTGAATCGGCTGTGCGTGAGGCAATAAAACTAAAAGATAATCTTAGTTCTTTTCAACTAGAACAGATAGGTAGCGCACTTTCCTCCACTTTCAGTGCCACCATGACGATACTGAGAGTCGGACTTGAGGTGTTCATTGATGCTATATCTATAATTTCAGTAGGCTTAAATGCTGTCTTTCTTGTAATTAAAGGAATAGGAAAAATATTCGGGATTTTTGCTCAGGAACCCGCAATTAACAAAGCCATAAGTGGTCTTTTGAAACTAATGCTGGCTCTGGGTTTAGCTATAAAAATAACCACCGCTGCCTGGGCAATACACAAGATTGTAGTAAAAGGAGTAAAGGCTGTATACTACACAACGCTGGTGGGCGGGAGAGCATTGGTAACGATGTTAAAGTTTATGACCTTAGCTGTAGTTGGATCTACAGCGTCCTTTAAAGCTTTAAAAGTAACGCTGGCACCTTTGCTAATACCTATTGCTGCTTTACTTGCAAAAATCACAGCAATTGCATTAACCGCTCTAGTTGCAGTAAGCGCAGTGAGACTGATGTTGAGTGCAGATGTAGAAGCAGATGTAATAGTAAAACTAGAGGAACTAATACGCCTTAGAGAAGAAGAACTAAAGCTTATTAGGTATGCCAAATCAGACCTGTTAGATTCGGCTGATGCAATAGCGAGTCAAGAAAGAGAGTTTGGTCTTTTGCAAGATCGAATAAGACGAGTAGTTGCCGATCTAAACAAACTTGGTGTGTCCTCTGAAGAACTAGATCTAGTTCATGCAGGAACAGACCCAGCCGATGTTAGAAATTTCGTAGATAGAATAGTTAAAGATGCAAAACACCTACTATCAAGTCTTGGCAAAGAAATGGGAGACTTGGCCTCTGGGCTGTTTGGTGGTGAGGTGGGCCAGTCAGAACTAGAAAAGATATTCGAAAATTTCCCCCAAGCAGTGTCTCCAATAAACAGGGCACTGGATCAGCAAAGAGATAAACTAAAAAATCTAGGCGAACAACTTAACGAGCATATAACACTTTCTGGTCTCATAGCGCAGAACATGGGTCTTGGTGGAGAAGCCCTTGAACACAGAATAGCGCAAGCTAAAACAGAATTAGATCTAAAGAAGACAACCCTTCAGCTAGAGGCAGAGAGAACAAACGCAGAAAAGGCAACAGATAATGCACTTGAATCTAAGCTCAACATACAAAGAAGAATAAACAAACTATCAAAAGAAGATCAGAACATAGTGGCCTTTGGTCTTAACTCACTAAAAGTCAGAAAAGGAATAACAAACCAAATTTCGTTATTAGAGCAGAAAATAGCTACACAATATGCACTGAAAGCAAAAGAAAGAGAAGAAACAGAAAGAGATAGAATAGACTTAGTTGTTAAAGGTTTAGAAGAAGAAATAAAAAAAGCTGAGAAACTAGCAGAAATAGAAAGGGTTATGGGGGATTCTTTTTTTGACAAAATAGACGATGTAGAGCAAAGGAAATTCCTTGCAGAAATCGTAGAAGATCAGTTACAGGCAGAAGCAAACCTCAACGCTGCACTATCTGCAAGAGAAGAAATACTAGCAGCCATACTGACTATAACAAAAGCTATAAGAGCAGAGGCTGGAGCAGCCTTGGCAAAAGAGGCTAGTACACAAACACAAACACTCAAGCTACAAACAGCAGAACTTGAGCTTCAGCTTAGGCACCAGAAAGAGCTAACACAGTTTTCAACTGCGTTTACAGAGACCAGAGTGTCAGAAAAGACTCTCGTACAGGCAAGACAAGCAGTAGAACTAGAACGGCAAAAGCTGTCAGTAATAGACGCGACGAGGACCATACAAGAAGCTCAATTTTTAAAATCACTTGAAGCCGCAAAAACCGATGTTGAAAGAAACGCTATCATCGAAAGAATGGTAGCAGGACAAAAACAATTTAACATTGAGCTTGGCATACAAAATGAAAAGCTCCAACAAACGGTCAACATACTGGATGACCTGAAGTTCCAAGAAGACGAACCAATATTCGCTGGTGCGCTTGAAGCTGTAAGGCAAATGTCTGCTGACCTTGGAACAGAATTCACCCGCATGACCGAGGTTGTCAAATTCGGACTTGAAGGACTAGCAGACGCTATGACAGGTCATATAGTTGGCCTGTTCGATCCAACTGACACTATGACAGCAAAGGAAAGATTAGGACGGTTCTTGCTTTCAATGTCTGCGATGATGATACAGATGATAATCAGGGTTGCCATAATCCAGAATATGCTTTTGCCTTGGCTTAATGCTATGGCAGCAAACAAAGTCCTAGAAGCAACAGCAACCAGCATAGGAACCAAGATAGCAACCTTCGGACTGGCACATGAAGGTGGAACGATCAAACCAGCAGATCACGACACCAAACGGGCTTTCGGTCTTAGAAAAGGAGGGGCAACAGGACGACCTGGGAATATCCACCCCAACGATACTGTGCCTATTTGGGCAGAGCCTGGGGAGTGGATGATGCGCTTGTCTGCTGTGAAGAAGTACGGACTTGGTATTATGAGTTCTATAAACGATGGTCTTGTAGATCCTTCTGCGCTGGCTGCGCTTTCTGGTGCTAGTAACATTAGTCGAAACATAAGTGCAAACACCTCTCCTTCTTTCGCTAAGGGTGGTATGGTCTCAGACCAACTTGCTTTGCAAGCAGCCTTACCAAATGAGTCTGAGTCTGAAATGCCTAATGTGGGTTTCGTGCTTGCATCTGACGATCAAATGGACGCAATGATAAACGGAGGAAGCGGTGCACTGTTGCGCTGGTTCGCTGACAACTCCAGCGTGATAAAAGGGCTAATAGATTAACATGGCTATCATAGCACTAGATGGATTTGATCTAGATAACACAGAGTCTGCACTGGAACGCAGATACCCTGGATCAACTATAGCTGGCAGCGGCTCAGTAGTAGACGACGATGGCAGACTTGGAGGTAGGTGCTTAAAATCTACTCTTTCGCAACAGCATGTCATAGTTATAGATCACAAAAACTACAATCCAGTCGGGGGCACATCACAACTGTACAACTTGGGCATTGCTATAAAACTTAGCACACCCTCATCCACATTCTCATACGACATGGTAGAGGTATACGATTCCTCTGGGGATAATGTAGCAGCAAGAATACGATTGATAGCAGACGGCACTTCTACCACAGGATTCAACTTACAGTACCACGGGTCGTCCGTTTTCGACCTTAAAACAGATCTAAGCAAGGAACTAGCCTACAATACTTGGTGGTATGTAGAGCTTGAAGTTGAACTTGGAAGTCCAACATCTCCAAAATCTAGACTGCTTATAAACGATCAAGTTATGTTCAAGTATAGCGGAGGGGGGATAAATGGACTTAAAGGATACAACAAAACACAACTGAAACTGGTTTCCGCAAACAACGATGTATTCATAGACGATTTCTACATCAACACTGGTGGAGACCCAGGCATACTAGGTAGCGAGACACGGGTATCTAGTTCGGTGCCTGACGGAGACAACTTTATAGAATGGTTTCCGACAGGCGGCAATAGTTCTGGTGACAATTTCGATACAATTGACGAACTCGGAGAAGCCGATGACTATGACACCTTCGTGACTAACATTATAGATGGAGATAAAGACATATACACAATGTCTAACTTCGACGGCATAGGCGGGGCTGTGTACGGAATAGAGTATGCAATAGACACAGTATCCAACGATGAAACGGTACACACAATTTATCCTGTATTGAACTTATCAAACGAAGAAATTCTGGATCCTGTTTATTCTGGAATGCTTTCAGAGAGTTGGACTAGAATATCAATAAAAAAAACAACAGATCCAACTACAGGAATGGCTATAGGTATAGACAGACTTCTTGATGTAAAAGCTGGATTCAGAGCAAGTAAATCTCAATATGGTGGCGACTTTCTGCTTATGCCTATCGCATTAAGTGACGACACTTTATTAGGAAATGTATTTCTGGACGGTGCTGACGACTGGATTATCAATCAACAAATGGTTGGACAGGGCTACAGAGTTGTGGCATCAGACGAGAGCGGTATACCTGTGGAACTATCTGATGGATCCGCTGTACACATAATTCTGGAAGGTGACGCAGTAAGACCCAGAGCGTCATTTAAGAAAAGTGATCCTATAAGGTATGACGGATTCTACTTCCCAACAGCAGGAGATCCTAGATACTACCAAATAACACACTATGTATCCTCACTGGATACCAACTCATGGACATACGATGTACAGATAGAGCTTTCGTATCCTGCACCGATAGGAGGTGTTAGCATTCCATACTCTGTATCGGGAACAGGCACAACAAACACCTATACAATAACCCCGTGGGAAATAGACTCTGCCTACAATTCTCCTATAGTCATACCTGAAGGATCCACAACAGGAACAATAAGGGTAACTGTTCCTGCTCTTGCTATTCCTGACTACAAATTTACCAACACACACAAAGAATATTCTCTAATATTCAAAATATATCAAGACGAAGAAACAGACTACAGGACACACGGCACTACAGACGAATTTAGACTGTACATGAAACAAGCAGACTATGACTCTCTTAGCACCAACAACACAGCACAACTAATAGGCAAACAGTTCCCACCGCTTATAAGATCAAAAATAGAAAACTTCTATGCCTTAAGCCCTAGCGTTAACGATATTGTTGACATAATGATATTTGAAGGTCACGATACTGTCATTGGTGGCCCCCAAGATGTAAATTTTAACTACCCGTACTCAAACGATCCTGTATATCTTTACTGGAAAGTAGATGTAAACACGATATTCGAGGGCTGGGGTCGTGACAACGAAGACGAAGTCTCGGGTATGCCAACAACGGGCGTGTTTACAGATATAGCTGGCAGCAGGTTATGGGCCACAGCAATAAAAGATGATGGGTCGATAGTCTCCTGGGGAGAGGAAAAGTGGGATAATATCCAAGGCACACCTTCGGGGACTGGATTCTTACAGGTGGCTGCTGGTGACTATCATGGAGTTGCGCTTAAAACGGACGGATCAATTGTCTGCTGGGGCTTCAATAGTGACGGACAGACAGACGGCCCAACTGGGAATGACTTTGTACAGGTAACAGCGGGAGGCCCTTGGCCCGCTGGTGGATCCTCGGCTGCGATCAAAACAAACGGGTCAATTGTCCAATGGGGATACCTTGACCAGTCTGGGTCCTGGCATGCTGATCCCCCGGCTGGTTCCGATTTCGTGGAAATATCTATGGGGAATTCTTTTGGTCTAGCGTTAAAAGACGATGGGACAATTGTAGGCTGGGGAAACGACTCCCAAAATCAACTCGGGAACATCCCCCCGGGAAGCTATGTAAAGATTGCGGCAGGGGGGTATTTCGGGGTGGCAATCAAAACAGATGGGACATTAGCTGCCTGGGGCCAAGACAACGAGGGCCAAGTAGCCAATGTTCCGAGTGGGTCAGGCTGGGTTGATATAACCTGTGGAGGGAGATGGGGTCTCGCCAGGAAAGCAAACGGGTCGCTTGCTCAATGGGGCTACAGCGGGACCGACTTAAACACAGACACCCCACCAGGAACGGGGTTCACTCTTATAGCTGCTTCCAACCAGACTGCGTATGCGCTGAAGACTTCTCTAGCAGAGGGCACCAAATGGAAAATGGTGGATCACAACGGTGACGATATAACACAAGGATCCTACAACCTCCAAGACTCGTACACAGCACCGCCACTCACATCGCTAAACAGAAATGTCCCCAGGTGTTTCATAAAGCTACTAAGCACAGACACAGGCTTTATAAAAGTAAAATTCGACTACGAACAAGTTAAAGTATCTATGAAGTTCACTTCTATAATCGATGCGTGGTTGGAGATAGTAGAAAGACTAAACGAAAATCTGTGGGCAAAAACGCAGACTTGGTCTCCAATGCGTAGTGGTTGGGGAATAGAATACTTCCCAGATGGGTCTGGTGGTAATGTGGTATGCAATAGCACACTTTCCCCTGTGTACGACGATGAAGGCATTCTCACATACGCAGGTAATGTAAATCCTTGCTTCACAACTGTTGTAGATTCAACAAAAGAAGACTCACAAGGAAACAAGCTACCAGTCTTTGAGATAACAGATGACTATACGGACGGCAGTAAGAATATTAATAATGTAAGAAACATACCGTATGTTCGCATTGACCTTAGTGGGCAATACGATGCAGACGGTTCTGTTGATTACTATCCAGTTAAAAAAGGTACTGGCAACCCAGAACCGCCGAACACTAAAGCAGGATACACACTGGCGTATGTAAAAATTACAGACCCGTCAGCAGACACTTTAGCTAGTCTAGGTAAATCGGTCTCCCCTTTTGTAAGGCTGGCTCTTAGAGATAAAAGTGCCAACATACAAGTACAAAACTGGAATAGAATTACGCACCCAGGCGTGGACAGTCAAGCATTTGCTATGTACATAAGAAACGGATCTAATAATTGGTCTGTATATGACACAGGTGAAACACCTACAGATGTAACAAAACCATACGCTGGTGTTATCAACAACACAGACCACAGCATACTTTGGCTTCTTAGAGAAGATGAAGAGAAAAATATACAAAAATATGCTGGAATTAACTTTCTAATTCGACCCATGTGGCACACAAATTCCGACATACGAGATAACGGTCTGATAGATAGATGTGTTTGTTTATACGAACCGTTCTTGCAGACATACGATGTAATACCCCCAACACTGACAGACAACGGGGACGGTTCGCATACTATGACATTGCCTGATTGGTGGCCCGTACTGGGAAATCACTGGGAACCTAGAGGAAATGCTGTTATGCTAGAAGACAGCGAAAGCGCAAACTTACATTACAACTATTTCATACTAACGGTCGGCTAAAATGGCTACAAAAAGACGATTTCTATACATAGTACAATCTTCTGGTACAGAATATACCACCTCTGAGCAAACAGACAATGATGTTCTAGAAGGTCATATAGCAGAGGATTTTAATAACGACACACCCCAGATAATAGTTAACGATGCTGCTGGAGCAACTTCTTCTCCCACAATAGGGCCTGACAAAGTGCTTGGGCAGATAAATGTCGGTGGCACCCAAACCATCCAAGGTCTAGACGGAGCAGCAGTCAAGAACTACATACTTGGTGCCAGCACTATCGGACAACTAGAACAGAATGCTGCAAGAAACATGCGCCCAGATTCTCCTGGTGAAATAGGTTTAGTATCAGACCTTGCTGGCCTCGAAAACGGTAGGGATAGTGCAACAGACCCAGGCCAAATAGTACTAAAAAACTTAAAAGTTAGCACTCTTGGGAATATGACCATACAAGCCTCTTCTGGTAGTGAGTATGTGCTTCTAGACCCACTTGTTGTTCCGCACTCGTTCTCCACTGGAAACCAGTACTTCATAGTCGCAACTGCTGGGGCGACATTGATGCCCGTATTTAGAGCCAAACAACCAGTAACACTAGAATCTGGAAATGTGGTGGTATCTAGAAGCACCGACGACGACGACCCCGGCATTAGACTTCGTCTGTATAAAAGCTCAAGGGTTAGCCTTTCGTTGCCGCCTCCAACAACGGTAGGAGGCGGAAACCTCTACAACTCATTTGATGGGTTGGACGATTCTGGTTCTGGCATACTTGCAACGCTAAAACTCAATAGTTCTGTGTCCATTAGGAAACTAGCCGAAGGAGACTGGCTTTTTTTATTCAGCGAAGGCATAGAAGACACAACAGGAGCCACATCTGGATTTACCATCTACAATCTACAAATTAGTCTTAACTTCAGCATCACTTAATATATGCCCATAAACATTACAAGACTGTCTTTAGAGGCTATTGGGGCGCAGTTAGGAACTGTAGTACCAAGAACTCCAACATCTAGCTATACCCCGTTCATTAGAAACAACTGGGTAGATACTGTCACTATTGATACCACTTGGATGACTGTGCTTGCTAGTGCAGAGGCAACAGGAGCAGAACAGAGAATACAACGAAGGAAGAGACCTGTTAGGACAATCTCTGCTCGTTGTACTGCTATGACGCAGGAAGATAGCGTCGATATGCAGATGGTGATACAAGAAATGCAAAAAAAATCATCTACTGCATTTCCTTTGTACTGCGACAGATCTGAGCTTACAAAGAACTACAACAATGATGACACAGAACTATACTGCGATACTAGACAGAGGAGATTCTACAAAGGGCAAAAAATATTACTAGTAAAGGGAGACTACAGCCGATTCCAAGCAACATCTTCTGTAAAAGCCGCTGGTGCTTATCTCTTTATAGAAGAAGTTAGGTCAGACAGTCTTGTTGTCGCACCTCTCTCCTACCACTTCCCAGCAGGATCACATGTGTTTCCTGTTATTGATGTACATCCAGACCTAAAAATGAAAACAGAGCTACTTACTGATAGATATTCTATAGTAAAAATGAAAGCTCTGGAAATAGAAGGAAAAAGTTGCCTTCCTTCGTCCTGGGCTGGTGCTACACCTCCCCCAGGTAATTTGTATGAGGGGCATCCTATAATGGAAATACGGCCCAACTACGCAACAAAAGTGGAACAGTCATTCCTTCGAAAAGGATCTAGGTTCAAATCAGGAAAGGGATCGCACACAGCACTACACGCAGATGCTCCTCAGATAGCCTTTAAATACACTGACTCCAACTTCTCAAGAGAAGAAGCATGGGATCTGTTGAGGTTCTTCGACTCAAGACAAGGAAGAACAAAGCCTTTCTGGGTGATGCAGCCTCTTACTTTTTGGGAGCCCTTAGCAATAACCAAAACCTACATAGATGTTCCTGACCATAACTATATTGCAAACATGATAAACCTTGTAAAACATATAGGAATAAAAGATAGCTCTGGCACAATTCATATTAAAGCAGTAGACGAGATAATAAATCACCCAGGACAGTTGTTCAAAGACCCCGAGGACTTCATTGATTCGACGTGGTCCTTTTCTGGCGATGCCGAAGGTGTAGCCAACACACATCTGGCACCTGACGGGGAATTGACTGCGGATTCCATAACGGCCAATGCGGACGATACCGTAGCTAATGTGATGCAGGATGTTGCGATTACTCCCACGGGTGACGCCCCCTACACCTTTTCGGTCCATGTAAAGGACCGAGATCCCCTCCTAGGCCCTGCCGATAATGTTCAGATTATCGTGTACCTGCTCGGTCCCCCAACCCCCCCAGCAGTTACCCGTGAGTACATGTCCTTCAATGTCGATCTAGCGAGCGGATCTATTACTTATTTCTCTCAAGATACAAAAGGTGGTTCCGACTACACATTAGATGATATCACGGTTGAATCCGTTGGCGGCTACTGGCGACTTAGCTGCACCCTCATTGATTATTCTGGCGAGAGTGACAGGTGTCGCATGAGGATCTATCCCAATCCTCAAAATGTCTCAGTTGAACGCACCGTCGTTGTCTGGGGTGCCCAGCTTGTAAATGCTCCTGGTCCTGCGCCGCCATACGACAAGAAAATAGGAGAATACAGAATAGATTTCTCCTCTGATCCGTTCACAGTCACTCCGACTGGCGTAAAAGATGTATCTCCAGCGTGGTTGTGTCGCTTCGGATCTGATACACTCAAGCAGACTTGGACAACAGATACAATAAGTAACAGTCAAATAAGCATAGTTCAAGTCTTGAACGAGAAAACTACTGGTTTGAGTAATATGTAAAATGGTTAATCCTGAAGCATCTCCGTACATCCAACAAACTACTCTTGTAGAGTTTGAGTACAGTATAGTAAAAATCTATATAACAGATGCCGAAGAGGATCTTGTTCTTATAGACGGTACTTATCTATCTGATAGCCTCCTATCAGTTAAGCTGCCTAAGAACAGCCTTGGTGGGTTTGAAAAAACCTATGCAACCATAACAATGTCTTTACAGATACATAATTTCGCTTCACAAGCCACATCTGGAAGGGCATTTGCACCAGCTAAAGTAAAGGTAAAAGAGATAATAGATGGAGAAATAAAAACACTGTATGTTGGCAGAATGTCTTCTGCACATAGAAACACACACAACAAAAAAGACACCATAGAGATAAAAGTAAAGACAGAAAAAAGCGATCTGGATCAGTCTCTTGGTTTCTCCTGCAACGCAACCTGTGGTTGGGTTTTCGGTGACTCAAAAACCTGCAAATACAACTTGCAAGCCAAAAAAGAGTCAGGTTTTTTAACAATAAACGACACAAAAACCACTACTGTAGACATAGCACTCACCAGCACCCAACCGCTAGGATACTGGGACAGCGGTGAAGTGCAAAAGGACAGCATAAGAATAAAAATAAGAGCCTGGGACGGAAACAACCGTTTTTATCTAAACAAACTACCTCCCCCCACTTGGCACGGGACATATATAGATATTCTTCCAGGCTGCAATAAAACACCAACAGATTGCAGATCTTGGGACAACGAAGAACGCTTCTCAGGAATAGGTCTAGCGGCACTGTCCTACAACCCGATTTTCGAAAACCCAAACAACCCGTACCAGGGGAAACCTTAATATGAAGTGGTCTCCTTCTAACTACGGGTTTGAAGACAGACTTAGAAAGGTTCTAAAGTCCTGGGAAGGAACTCCATATAAACTAGGGGACCAAAGAAAGGGATTGGGTGTGGACTGCATCAGATTCTGTTGCGGAGTAGCGGACGAAATGTTTGGCTACATAAGAACAGAGATAGAGCTTCTTCCGCAAGACATGAGCATGAACCAGCCCAGTACAGCTTTTGCTACAATGAGGAAGCTAAAGACCATGTACAGTCCAATCGGGTATATAGATATAGATGATCCACTAGAGCCGGGTGATATAATCGTTGCAGGACCCGACAACGGCGGTCCGGGGCATCTTATGTTTGTTGGTGCAGATAAAAACACACTATGGCATGCCTCAAACCAAAAAGTAGAATGGACAGGCATGAGTGTTCCAGTAGGTAATACACATTTTAGGTCTCTAAGATTTAAGGATAAGATGAAATGGCTGAACAGATAGCATATATGATTATTGCCTATGCCATAGGCAGGGTTGCTATGGCACTTCTGGAACCAGATCCAGAAACGCCGCTGATTGATGAAAAGCCCACAACAAGATCAACTAGGGGTTCTTTCATACCTACTCTTATAGGCACCAGAAGAATAGGTCCGTTTATTGTGTGGTGTGGAGAAAGAAGGACAATAACAGAAACAACAAGTACTGGTGGTAAAGGAGGAGGCGGCTCATCAACAAAACAAACAATATACTTCGAAAGCTGTATACACGCTATATGTGTCGGACCAGCCTACGCTCTGCGTAGAATATGGGTTAATGGTGCTATAGCAAAACTGGGAGAGAAAGGAGTAGGTATAACTTCAGATGACACACCTTCAGGGTCTACTATAACAATAGCTTGGTTACAAGGAGAAGATACAGTAGTCTCAAAGTTCCAAATCTTCTGGGGCGAAGATGATGGGCCTATAAATTCATTTGCACAGAGCCCCCTCAGACTAGGATTAAAATCAAAGTGGCCCTTTATATGCCACCTAAACTGGATAGATATGCGTCTAGGTGGTTTCGCTGTATGGCCCACCATAGAATACGAGATGGAAGTTCGACCCTACGGCACTAGTAATGTTGGTCTAACAACATCAAGCTGGATGTATGGCCCAGGCTCGACAGGCAATAAGAGACTGATACTAACAGCTCGTAACTCAACAAATGTTGGGGGGTCTGCATCAGATTTCCCTATGATATCCGTTAGTGGTGCCATGAGGAGTGATGGCAACTTTGTAGAACAGGAATATCAAAACGGGCGTAGAGATAGCATACCGACTAACGGACTAGCCAATCTCCAAGGACAACCAGCAACAACAAAAGGTATTTACGGAACAAGCTATCTAAGAACTACTTCCCTACCAACAAACAAACATGAATACATAACAAGGGACTACGATACCGTCCCCGGCGATCTGTGGGCATCAGAAAAACAACTTGGCAATGTGTCCAAAGACCTAACTACTTGGGATATGGGAGGGTTTCCTAGTAGCGTGACGTATGTAGGTAATTTGATCTTAGGTAACGGGAAGGGTGGTGGGGGGGGGAACATTACTGCGGACCACGGATCTATATATAGACTAGACGGATCCACTGTAATGGCAGGATCAATGAGCGTTTGGAAAGACCAAGGCAGCTTCAATAAGGTGAGCCCAAATTCGTCCGCCCCAGGTGCAGCGCAGTATATTCAATTTTTTGTAAGCAATATACTTCCTTGGGGTGATACCACCACTACTGACGGTTCTCACTCCTGTTGGATAGGATTCAAAAATAAAACAACAGGCGCATCCCACACTGTAAAAATATACTACGATTCAACACAAACCCTAATCGCAGACCTGACAGACTCTAACGGTGCCTGGTGCGTTGAAATCAAATATCTAGATACCAAAGGCACCCCACCATTTAACGGCACTGGAAAGTCAGCTTGGTACAACATAAAGGTTGCTTACAAAACCGAAACAGGAGATACCGTAAGTTCGAATCCAGAACTTAGAACTTGGTATGTTTCCTGTCAAAACACAACCTCATACAACGAGACTCTTGATCTATGCACATTTGACACCTATGGGTCAAGCGTTAAGTCGATAGATGCTATAATAAAAGGCACCATCATTACGGGGACAACTTCCGTTGAACTCGCTAGCCCGCTTCAGGGTGCTTATGAAGATGTGGGAACAGCAGAGGGCATCGGAGACTACAATCCATCCACAGTGGAAGGAGCTATGTTTTATAAGGACGCTGTTGACGGAGCGAACCCTGGTCATGTCCTGTACCAGCTTCTATTTGCTCCCTTCCCGCACGGTGCTGGACTTTCTACAGATAACTGGGATATCCCTAGTCTGGAAACTATTGCCGCTCTGACAGCATCTGAGGGTGCCAGGACGCATGTACTCGCCCCGAACGGTAAAATGGCTAAGGGCATAATAATATCAGTTCTCCACGATTCGCATTGCTACATTGCATGGGACCTTGAAAAAGGCAAGTATATATTTGGATCTATCAGGGATACCGTTACTGACTTACTGCCTGAAATCCCCATAGACGCTGTACTCTCACCAGCCCCAGAACATGACACTGTTCACGAAGTAGGAATACCCAACCAACTAGTGTTCAGCTATCCTTCAAGAAAACTAGCATACAGGAATAGTACCAGGGTGGCATACGAAGACACCGTAGCTTCTGAGTTCAACAATAGGATAATAAAGAAATCAAGTATAACCACAGCTACAGATAGTTTCTATGTGGATGCGATTGCAGAGAGAAAGCAACTAGAAGAACTTATTCCAGTAAACAAGTATAAAATAGTAGCTAACAGAGATTCAAAATATCTCCACCCCGGACAGGCTTTTACAGTGTTCGACTTCCCGGCAAAAGGAGAAGAAGAGACTCTGAGGGTTATAGAGACACAGTACAGCCCTGGCGATAAAAAAGTAACCATCGATGCAGTTACTGATGTTTATTCATTAATAGACACACAGGCCTCAACATCGTTGTCGCCGCCCGATCCGGGTTTTGACGAGCCTGGATTTGAAGAGATAACAATTCTGCAAGATGTTGCAACATCTATATGGGAACTTCCTCCCAAGCTTACTTTTGGAACCTTCTCTTATATGCCTTTGCGTATTAGAGCAAATCAAAAGACAGGACAAACTCCAGCCTACTCCTCCAAGGACGACATTTCATACGCCTTGACTGCAACCGATATACCTTACTGCACTGGAGGTACTTTGGAGGTAGCAACAGACTCAACATCGG